ATGCAATTAGCGCAAGTTCTTTTGGGTCAATTGCTTTGAATACAAGCGTGACAACTCAAACTCTTGGTGTCGCAGATTTTAACAAAAGCGCTGGGTATACTTCAGGCACTTTTTATAAGTTAATCGCTAATGGTTTATCTACTACTTACCTCGGATTCAGTGCGGAGTTATAAAATGACAATAGAATACTTAGAAGATACCTATGGCACACCAGTCGTATTCATTACAAATGAGGACGGCACTACCTTGTCAATGTCAAAGGCAGAATACGACCGCCGACAAGCGGAACAATCCACACCGAACCTGACGGTTTAGGTGCTATCATCTAGCGTATGGAACTCATACCGCTAGAGCAGATCGCAGAGCAGCTTCACAATAGATATCGAACAAGTGGATATTCAGAGCAGTTATTCAAGCAGGATATGCAGATAATCAGACGGCTAGGTGTCCACCCTGCGGTGGCCACTTATGCCGATCTTGAGCGTGTCATTCTTCAAGCTACGAAGCAATCCACAAAGGCAACCTATGTTGCCCGATTGCGCTCAATCTATAAGTCTTTGAACAAGATGAACCTAGTCAATGGCAATAATCCTGCCGAAGCCCTACCTCAAGTCAAACCAGGCAGAGGCGTGCCAAAGCCTGTGACAAAGGGGGAATATCAAAAGTTGCTCGCAGATGCCAAGAACAAACTGATGCACGATTGGTTCATTTTGGGTGGTACCGCAGGACTTCGGGCAATGGAAGTTGCCAACATTCGAGGTTCAGATTTGATTGAACACGAAGATGGCTACTCTTTACGAGTACAGGGCAAAGGTGGAACTGACTTAATTATTCCAATTTCACCGATAGTTTCAGATGTAATTAAGTCCTACAATACGCTTGGCAGATTGTGGCAAGTCACCCCCAATAAACTTTCAAGCAGAGCAGCAAATGAAATGCGCCGTATTTTAGGCGAGGATGCTAAACATTTTCATTCATTGCGGCATTATTTTGCCACAACAATGCTTGAAAAATCAGGGGGAGATTTGATTGCAGTAAAAGAGTTGATGCGACATACGAGCGTTGCAACCACTCAGATTTATACACAACTCGCACAAGGTAGAACTAGATCACTAGTCAATTTGCTTAAATAGGAGTAACAAATGCGCACATCACAAGTGACTGTGACAACCTCACCCACAAAGATCGTTGCAACCGGCAACATTTTCAGAGAAGTTCACATTCACAATGAATCAGGCAACATTTGGATCGGTGGCGATAACACCGTCAGCACATCCAATGGTGCCAAGGTTGACAATAATTCTCATGATGTGATGCATCTTCCTGCGACAACAGAGGTGTGGGCAGTTACCAACACAGGAACCGCGCTTGTTTATATTTTGGAAGTGAACCAATGACAGCTCAAGACTGGGCAGCGCTCACAGTTTCTCTTTTGACAATCGGTGGAGCATTCCTTGCCGTGACTCGATGGCTTGTCAAGCATTACCTGAATGAATTGAAACCAAATGGCGGTTCAAGCATGAAGGATTCAGTTGCACGATTGGAGCGACAGGTTGAAGAGATTTATCGCATCCTTCTTTCTCGCTCTAACTCTTAGCAGTTGCAGTTATCAAGGTTGGGTTCGCTACCCTTGCCAGGAGTTTGAAAATTGGGAAAAACCTGAATGCAACAAACCGCAATGCGACATCACAGGAACCTGCACCTCTGACCTACTTCCGGAGATATTTGATGAAACGCCGTGAGCGATACACAGCCGAAGAATTACACGCTCGACTTGTTGTGAGCATAGGAATCATCCTTGCAATCGTCTTTGCAGGATCGGTATTTGCGCTCTTGTGGGCATTAGTATTTGTGACCCAACCGATGAAGCAAGCACCCAATGATGCAGCCTTCATTGACCTAGTTGCAACATTGACGGTCTTTCTCACAGGAACTTTGGCAGGGATAGTCTCTGCAAATGGACTCAAATCAAAACCAAAACAAGGGGAGAATAATGTCAGCTCAACTCAATAAGTTTCTTGATGTGGCACGAGGCGAAGAAGGCTTCATTGAAGGCCCTGCCGAGAATCAAACTCACTATCAAAAGGCAAACCAAGCATGGTGTGGTGCCTTCGTCAATTGGGTGGCAAAACAGGCAAAAGTGACATCAATTCCCAACTGCACATTCACCCCGTCAGGGGCAGAGGCCTTCCAAGCAAAGGGCAAGTGGGAAGATGCCGAGGTTGCCACGCCCCTGCCAGGTGACATCGCCTTCTTTGATTTCCCAGGAGATAATGTCAACCGAATCTCTCATGTTGGCATCGTCTTGCAGGTTCGAGATGATGGAACTGTCGTGACAATTGAAGGCAACACGGCACCTGATAAAAAGGGTGATCAGCGCAATGGCGGTCAAGTTTGCCGTAAGGTTCGCGCCTATAAGAAGAACAATCGTGGGAAACTAAAGACATCCTTGCCCGTGTTCATTGTTGGATTCGGCAAGCCTACCTTTAAGGAGTAATGATGCTTGACAAAGTAAAACTTGAAGCAATTGTAAAGACATATTTGCGTGCAGCAGCAGCAGCCGTTGCAGCTCTATATCTTGCAGACCCAAATCAACCTTTGAAGAATTACCTTGCAGCAGGATTGGCAGCAGTTGCCGGGCCTGTCTTGAAGGCACTTGATTCCAAGTCAACAGATTTTGGCAGAGGAAGCAAGTAAAAATGAACCGGGGGGAAATTTTAGATGAGGCAAAACGCCTCACGCATACTGATCGTCAAAAAAACTATGGATCACCGTATGTAAATCACAAACGCATTGCCGACCTGTGGAGCGTGTATCTTGAAACTGAGATAACACCTTCACAGGTCGCTTTGTGTTTATGTCTTGTGAAAATAGCTCGCTTGATTGAGACACCTGACCACGAAGATTCATTCATAGACTTGGCAGCATATGCCGCGATTGCAGGGGAGATTGAAACACAATGGAAATGATCACGCTTGTTCCAACTCGTGGACGACCACAAAATGCCGTTGAACTTTTAGCCTGTCACGATGACCTGTCATCTGCCTCACGATTGCTCTTTATTGTGGACTATGACGACCCAAAGGCAGATGAATATGTCTTTGAAGTAGGCGATGACTATGTGATCACCTGCAACAATGATTCACGCGGTATGGCAAAGCCACTCAATTATGCGGCACGCAAGTATCAAGATAAATACAAGTATTTCACCTTCGTTGGCGATGACCACCGCCCACGCACCGCCGATTGGGATGTGAAACTCATTGCGGCGTTGCAACAGGCACCGTCACTTGCCTACGGCAATGACCTACTTCAAGGCAAGCGCCTTCCAACGATGGTCTCAATGACATCAGACATTGTTGGCGCACTTGATGGCATGGTGCCACCGAATATGAAGCATCTTTACCTAGACAACTTTTGGAAGAAATTGGGCGAGGATTTAGGCGCTTTGACTTATCTTGAAGATGTCATTGTTGAGCATATGCACCCCGTTGCAGGAAAAGCTGAATGGGATGAGGGCTATCGTGAGGTCAATGCACAGGAAGTTTATTCTGCCGATGCTCTTGCATACAAAAATTACATTGAATCAGAAGCATATGAGGTCTTACTGAAGAAACTTCGCAAATGAAACAGGCAATATCCTTTTCTTTGTATGGGTCAGACCTTCGATACTGTGTCGGGGCAATCAAAAACGCCATCATTGCTCAAGAGATTTTGGATGAGGAATATGACCTCATCTTCTTCGTGGGTCAATCGGTGCCTTCCTGGGTAATCTCAACCCTTCGCCTGTTTCCCAATGTTCGGATTATTCAAACAGATGCACCTGAAGATCACACCGCCAAGTTGTGGCGTTTTCTTGCTTGTGAACTAGATTATGACTTTGTTGCCTTCCGTGATGCCGATGCTCGACTATCCTTGCGCGAACTTAACGCCCACGAGGAATTCATTGAGTCAGGGCTAGATGCCCACATCATGAAGGATCACCCTATTGGTCACAATTACCCCATCAATGCAGGTATGTTCACAGTTCGATCTGCCTTGTTCAAAGACATCCGCACCTTGATTGAATCGGCAGAGATTTCAGACTATTACACCCAAGACCAAGACTTCCTGAGAAATCTGATTTATCCACGGATTCAATTCTCATGCTTTATTCATGACGAGTTCTACGATACTCAACCTGAAGGCAAATCACTTCGCAAGCCATATCTGCTTGAACCTGTCAATCAGGTAAGTCATATTGGCGCAGCTTTAGATGAGAATGATAGGTTTATCTTCACCGTTGATCAACAGAAATCTGTGACTTTATCGGGTGATGATAAATACTTGTATGAGTGGGGGCAATAATGAAAATTCTTATCACAGGCGATGCCGGCTTTGTTGGGCGTGCATTCCATCGTGCGCTTGCAAAACAACGCCACGACATCACAGGCATTGACCTAGTAAATGGCAAAGAGGTTCGACATTTCTTCGCCACAGATGACACACAGTTTGACATTGTGATTCATCTCGCGGCGATTGTCGGTGGGCGAATGACTATTGAGGGGAACCCTCTGTCAGTTGCCTCTGACCTTGCCATAGATGCAGATATGTTCCAATGGGCGCTGAGAACTCGCCCGAAGCATATTGTGTATTTCTCATCAAGTGCGGCTTATCCAATCTTCTTGCAAAGACTGCAATATCAGCAAAAACTGCGCGAAATTGACATCAATCTTGAACATATTCGAACACCTGACTTCACCTATGGTTGGGCAAAGTTGTCAGGTGAAATGCTTGCCTCATATGCGAGAGCTGAAGGTCTGAAGGTAACTGTGTTGCGACCTTTTAGCGGATACGGCGCAGATCAAGCACTTGATTACCCATTCCCATCCTTTATTGCACGCGCCAAGCGTAAGGCAGACCCATTTGAAGTGTGGGGCAGAGGAACCCAGGTACGCGATTTCGTTCACATTGACGATGTTGTTGGCGCTACTTTTGCAGCCGTGATCAATGATGTGGGTGTTATGAATATCTGCACAGGTCGCCCAACCTCATTCATTGAGTTGGCAGAAATGGTCATGTTGCAAGCAGGTTATCTTGCCCCTATCAAAAACAATCTTGATGCGCCCATAGGCGTTGAATACCGTGTTGGAAGTACGACTCAAATGTTCCAAGTATATGAACCAAAAATTTCTCTTGAAGAAGGCATTGCTCTCGCGCTTGCCGAATAAGAAATCCCCTTCACCATTGGTCGGTCATGGTGAAGGGGATTTCTTTGTCATTTTCAGAGAATATCGGATGGGTATTTGATTCCTTTCAGTTCCTTCTTGATGTGATGATTGATTGCAAGTGCGATGAAGATTTTTGGAATTTCAGGTTCAACTTTTTGTTTCTTTGGTAACAAGACAAGCGGTATCAGTACCCAAAAACCAAAGAAGAAGGCGCAGATTGACCAAAAGATGTGCTTCCTGCCAAAACCCATTGCAACGAGTGCAACAATCGGAACTGCAAGCACATTCAACCAACTCATATCCACTCCATCATCGGTGCAGGTTGGATGTCTTTGACGACCTCATAAAACTTGCCTGATTCGTGCAATGATCCTGCGCCAACAACATATCCATTGTGCTTGATGTCAACACCTTCACGGAGTTTGCCCTTGAACTTAGCATCGGCAGGGGCGGTGTAATACAGATGCAAGCCATCGCCTGTTGCAACTGTGAATGTGTCTAAGTTCAGACCTTCAGTTGTTCCGCCGTTGCGGTAGTCAATGTCAAAGACAACTAAGTTTGAAGGGGCGCAAGCGATACCAATGTTGAGCATGGGTGCGCGAGTGAACCATTTCTCAATGGATTCAATGTCAGTTGTCGCTGACTTATACCCATGAGTTGCAATGGGGAAGAATGGTGTCTTTTGATAAGGAGCAACAGGCAAGATGTGCCAACCTCTTTCGGCAAAGGCAATGGCGGTTGTAGCTTTTGTCATTTGATATATCCCTTCAAAAAGTCAACGATTACTTCGGAAACTGATTTGCCTTCTGACTGTGCCTTCGCCTTCGCCTTCGCCCATAATTGGTCGCTGACTCTGACTGACCTGATTTTCTTTCCAACCATTACAACACCACACATTCGCTCATTGAACCCCAACACCAACCAAGAAACTCTGCATTGGGTGCATCAATTCCAACCCACCACAGATTGCTTGCAATTTGCCAAATGACAATGATTCCAACTGCAATTGTAATTGCTCGCACTTTTTTTCCGCGCTTTGTGATCATTATGCACCTACGCTTTTCAAAGCAACCATCACATTGCTAGTTGAAAACTCTTCATCATTGCCATCTGCATCGGCAGGTTCTTGCATTTGAACCTCAATAGCAAAAATAATTTGAGCTAATTGTTGAGGTGTCAATTCTGTATCTGATTGAAAGGCGATAGTGCCGGCATATGTGAACATTACTTTGCCTTTCTTTCGCAAGCAGGGCATTGAGTAAATGGTGTTTGATGCCATCCCCAACGATGTCCATTCAACATTGTTTTCAAATGTGTATCTTCAATCTCATTTGGAATTCCTGCATCAAATAGTTCTAGTGCTTTTTCTTTTGTAGTCATCATGCACCTACCTTTCTCAACTCTGCCATTGCTTCAAGTGCGCCATTAAATGGATGATCAAAATAAAGTGAAAAGAATTTGTCATTGTCATTTTGCTTGCTTACTGACCAAAGACCGTCACCTATATTGACAATTTCAAACTTGCCATCAAAAGAGATATAGCGAGTGTGTGAGATTTTTAGAAACATTTTGCTTTCCTTTTCTTCGGGAGACGATCCCCCTACAAGAACAACGATACTCTCATCCATACGGATGTCAATACACAACACAAACAATCTTTCGGGTGTCGGACTGCCCTGTGGATAACTTCTATGCGACCATTGGGGCATTCCAAAGGAGAGGGGATGAATGATGCTTTTGGTCGTTATTGGGGGCGCAATCGCCGTCACAGGGCTTGTGTGGGGGCTTCTAGCCCTTGAGGACAGGTTCACCGCACAGATTACACACTCAGAGGGTGGGTGGGGCTATTGATCAACCGCGACCCACTCTTTTCGGTTCACAATGCCCTCAATGGCGATGTGGTCATTTACTTAGAAGAACGAGATGCCAACTGCGATCTGATTGAGGATGTCGTCACCCAAGTTCCAATGGGGTCAATCCAGGCAATCAATGCTTTGAGTGGCATAGATTTGAAATCAATTGAATCAGCTCGATTGATGGACAAAGCAAGATCAGCCGTTCCTGACCTTGCAATCAAACTCGCAAGCGTGAGCGAAAGCGAGGCACTTACTTTGGCTGAACAACTCATCACCGCCGTCAAATATGCACGCGCTATGCGCTCGCAGCCCTTGGCGACAAAATTGGAGTTGGTGAAGTAAGTTGGCAAATCCCAATGGTCGAAAAGGCGCACTCTTTGAAACTTCAGTAATGAAGTGGCTTAGAGAACGAGGGGTCAGCGCCGAGCGACTAACAAAGGTAGGAAGCAAGGATGAAGGTGACATTGTTTGTGTCGTTGCAAACAAGACTTACATCTTTGAGTTGAAAAACCGCAAGGCGATCACACTTCCTGCCTTTTGGGATGAAGCCATCACAGAAGCGAACAACTACGCATCAGCTCGTGGTCTTGAACAAACTCCACCTGCTTATGTCATAATTAAGCGCCGAAATGCCGGTATTGAAAAGTCATGGGTTGTTCAGGATTTAGAACAATGGCTTGGAACTAGGGAGTGAATTTCGAATACTTCTTCCCCACATTACCTTTGTTGACACAAGCAAAATGCCGTGACATCGAAAACCCCGACATTTTCTTTCCTGAAGGAAAAGTTGAAGAGGCAAACAGTCTCCCAATCGCTCGCAGTATTTGTGGCGGTTGTATTGAACGAAAGGAGTGCTTGGAATACGCACTTGCAGAAAACATCCCTCACGGGATTTGGGCAGGAACGACACCAAAGGAGCGTGGAGTTTATGTTCAAAGAAGGCGCAAAAAGTTCGGCATCAATAAAGCCGAGACGATTCGCAGACTTCATCTGCAAGGAAGAACACCAAAAGAAATCTCAATTGCTTTGAATGTTGACCTTTCGTACACAACGCAAGTTCTTCGCAAAGCAGGGGTGAAATCAAAAGGAGAACTCCAATCACAACTCAAAACAAAAGACTTATCAGGGGGATTGCAATAATGATCAGCGTGAGTGGTTTGACATCAATGGTTGTCAATGCCGCATTCGCTCCACAAATTGCAGTTCCTGCATCCGTCATTTATTCAGAGCGACCACCACTTGCACAGGTAAATCCGAAGGAAGTGGCTCGTGATTTGCTTACAACGAAGCAATACAAATGTTTTTCTCGGTTGATTGGTAAAGAATCAGCCTGGAAAGATGCAAAAAATCCAACGAGTTCAGCTCAAGGCATCGGCCAACTGCTTGACTCTACCTATCGCAATCTTGGAATGGAACATTCTGAGTCTAAGGTGTCACAACTTGTGGCAACTCTCGCCTATATCCACAGGCGCCATGTGTCTCCATGCTCTGCTTGGTCACACTTCCAAAAATTCAATTGGTACTGAAAAGATTCGGGGGAATTACAAGTGACCATTGAAATTGAACACAAGCGTGTTGTCTTAGATGATGACATCGCTTCTTGGCTCAAACAATACAAAGAAGCGTTGAGCAAGATAAAAGAATGGCAAGAACTTGCCGACATAGCTCGTTCGCACCTAGAAAGTGCATTGGGCGATGCTGAAGTTGGTATGTACCAGGGCAACGAGGTTGTCCGATGGTCATTTGTTGAATCAAGACGAATTGATGTCAAAAAGGCGCGAGAAATCCTGCCTGATCAAGTCATTCAATTGCTTGAAGTTCCAACAATGTCACGCCGCTTCACAGTTGTCGAGAATGGTGAGCAATGAGCATCATCACGCCCATCTCACCACTTCTTGATGAGCCACCATTCACGCCATATGAAGATGACGAAGAGGATGATGAATAAATGACATTCGTTGCTCCACATAAGCCTTCAAAGGTGTTGGCAAATGAACTTGCTGAGATTATTTCAAAGGCAGGTCAATGGTCGCCACGCTCTAAGCAAATTGCCATCGGCCCATCTGAAATTGGGCATGAATGCTCACGCCGTCTTGCTTACAAACTTCTTGATTGGGAAAAGATCAATGAAGGTGGAAGCAGCAGTTGGAGCGCTCAAGTGGGAACGGCAATTCATGCTTACTTGGCAGAGGTTTTTGGCAAGATTGAAGGGTATGAAGTAGAGCAACGAGTCACCATTCGTTCAGGTCTTTCAGGTTCCATTGACTTATTTGATGTCAACCGTGGAATCGTGATGGATTGGAAAACCACCTCATCCAAGCAAATTGAAACGCGCAGAAAAGAAGGCGCGACACAGCAACAAATCGTTCAGACTCAGCTTTATGGATACGGCAAAGCACAGCAAGGTGCCACCGTCAACCATGTGGCACTTGTGTATTTACCGACATCAGGTTCTCTTGATGATATGCACTTGGAGATGTATGAATATGATGAGCAGGTTGCATTGGATGCTCTTGCTCGAATTGACAGTTTATACACGCTTCTTTCAACAGTTGATGTTGAGAGCAATCCGCAAATGTGGGATTTGATACCTGCCGAACCTAACCGACTATGCAGTTATTGCCCTTATTTTTTACCGTATAGCAAAGATTTATCTCGCGCCTGTCATGGAGATAGCCAATGATGTGCAGTTGTAACTCTTGCAAGTGCGGTCTGATACCGACAAAGGCACTTTCAGATGGTGTCAAAGAATGGGTGGAAAATAATCCACCGACAGAGTTAGACAACAACAACAACGAAGAGGGGGAACAGTAATGTTCACAGCACCAACGCAAGGTGGCGGTGATTCAGTCAAGGTCGCAGACTTGGCAGGAAAGCTGCTTATCATCACACCGATTGAACACAAGCGAGAGATCACAACAGTTCATGGAGTCACAGATGCAGTCGAGGTTGACCTTGTTGACCTAGATGGCAACGAAACACATTCAGGCATCTTGTTTTTCAATGTTGCACTCAAGAATGCTTTGAAAGAAAAGATCGGGCAGAAAGTTCTTGCTCGCATCGGGCAGGGAACTGCAAAACCAGGCAAGTCAGCACCGTGGGTCTTGATTGATGCCACAGGCAATCCTGACGATCTAGCAAAGGCAAATGCCTTCATTGGCGGTGGCAATGCGAAAGCATCCGCCCCTGCCACACCGCAAGCACCGATTGACACCAACAACTTGCCACCTGAAGTTCAGGCATTGTTGAATCAGTTGGGCGCAAAGCAGGTATAGATTTCCTGTGGCTTTAATCCTTTCCTTTCGCCACGGGGAACGAGGTATGGGATTTGCGTTCTTGGGGAATTGCGCAGGTGGGTTCGACTCCCACCACCTCACAAGTTCAATGTTTTGGGGGTAGTAAATGATCACGGCAGTTTCATTGTTTGCAGGTGTGGGTGGTTTTGATTTAGCTCTTGAACGAAACGGTGTGAAG